ACTAAAATCGCCATCTTGGTATTGGTGGGCGTAAACTACCAAGACAGATCTCGTGGTCGAAACCCACGTTAAAAAACGTAATTTGAAAGGAGATATAACATGAACAAAGAACAATTTGTCGCATTAGGATTAACAGAGGATATGGCAACTAAAGCAGCTGAGGCATCTCAAGATGAGCTTAAAGGGTTTATCCCTAAAAATCGTTTTGATGAAGTAAACGAGGCAAAGAAACAGGCAGATAAGGACCTTAAAGACAGAGATACTCAGTTAGAAACGTTAAAGAAGGACGCTGGAGCCTCAGAAGAACTTAAGAAGCAAATAGAAAAGCTTCAAGGAGATAACAAAGCAAAAGATGAGCAGTATCAAAAAGAGTTAAAAGATATTAAACTTACCAATGCCATAAAGGAGGAGCTTGTAACTGGACTGTTTGATAAAACTAAGTTAATTCTTAATGATGATGGAAAAGTAACTGGATTAGATGAACAGCTTAAAGGTATTCAGGAAAGTAAGGCTTTTCTTTTTAAGTCAGAGGATGGACAGCATGGGCCAGGATTTAAAATTGGGGGTAACCCACAAAATAATTCAGCCGAAAAAGGGAATGAACAACCTAGCTTGAAAGATGCTCTAGCAGCAAGATTGACGGCTCAAAATTAAATATGAAAGGATGATTAATTATGGCAGTAACATTATTAGAAGCAAAGAAAAATGTGCAAGATGATATTCAAATCGGAGTAATTGATGAGTTTAGAAAGTCTAGCTTTATCCTAGATAATTTAACCTTTGATGATGTAGTATCACCGACCGGTGGCGGAGCTACATTGACTTATGGATATACTAGGTTAACAACTCAGCCTACAGCAGACTTTAGAGAGGTCAATAGCGAATATACACCAAGTACGGTCGCAAAGCAACGGTATACAGTCGACTTAAAAGTATTTGGTGGATCCTTTGAAATTGACAGAATTATTGCTAAAATGGGCGGAATTGTAGACGAAGTTGATTTGCAAATCAGACAAAAAATAAAAGCAGCCAATGCCTTGTTTAATGATACTTTTATTAACGGAGATAGTGCTGTAAATGCAAGTGCGTTTGATGGACTTGATAAAGCCTTGACGGGTTCTTCTACAGAATTTACGCCTGATTCGGCGATAGATTTATCCACTTCAACGGCTATCAATAGCAACTATATTGAATTTCTTCATTTGTTAAACAAATTCCTTAAAAAGCTTGACGGCAAGCCAAGTTTTATAGCGGGTAATGCGGATTTGATTTCAGCTATTCAACTATGTGCTCAATTAGCTGGGCGATACATGATAACTAAAAATGAATTTGGTGAGCAGGTAGAGGCGTATAATGGCATTCCGCTTGTGAATATGGGGACAAAAGCAGGAACAAATGATGATGTTGTAGGAATCAATGTTTCGGGAATAACCTCTATGTACTTTGGGAGACTCGGATTAGATGGGCTACATGGCGTTTCTATGGCTGGGGTTGCTCCGGTACAAACTTGGCTTCCTGATTTCAAGACGGCTGGTGCTGTTAAGAAGGGTGAAGTTGAAATGGTTGCAGCGATTGCTTTAAAAGCTTCGAAAGCAGCGGGTGTATTTAGAAATATTAAGGTTCAATAAAGGAGGATATTTGAATGGCAAGAGTATATGCTTTGAATGAATCTCATAATTGCGATTACGGGGTTGATTTCATTAATGGCGTCGCTTCAGTTCCTGATGCGGATACAACGCTTCTTGCCTGGTTCACTAACAATGGGTATACCGTTGTTAGTGGATCAGATACTTTGTCTGCGTGGGATTATCTTACTAAAGATGAGCTTACAACATTTGCGCCTTATATGGGAATTGATGTTGCGGACAAAACCAAACAAGAGCTTGTGACGGCCATAGAGACCGCTTTAATCACTTTAATGAAAATTGAAATAACTGAATTTGATGCAATAGCGTCAATTGACGGGGGCGCAGCAGGAGAAGCTGATTATGCAAATGCTGCTGCTGTAATTGCTGTTTTGCCTGAAAGCGTAGAAGTGACTTTTTCTGGTGATATTAAGGCTACTGTTCCAGTAACCACTTGGGTTGATACAGATACTTACGATCCGGCTACAGCAGCATCTTATACATTTACTGCTACACTCGGAGATATTCCTCTCCCGTTTGCAAATACAGCTGATGTAACTGCTACTGTTGAAGTTGTCATCAGCGAGTGATGAGAGGTGAATGACAATGGGTAAGATATTTGCACCTAATAAAGCATATAGTGGCATATCTGCTGGGGTTCATTTCTTTATGGGGGTTGGTGAGACATCCAATCCTCATTTAATAGAATGGTTCAAGTCCAAAGGTTATGGAGTGGAACTTGATGATGAAAGGTTAGATTTTGAAAAGATGACGGTTGAAGAACTGAAAGCCTATGCTGAAGAAAATGGCATTGATATTGGTAAGGCGACAAGTAAAGATGGAGTCATAAGAAAGCTTGATGTAAACAAGGAGGTGTAAACATGTCCTACGCTAATAGTTATACGTTAAGTTCTGAACTCTTGGATATGGCAAGCAATAAAATTGATGAATTGACTTTCAATCGCATTATTGAAATAGGTTTCGACAATTTGACAGATTTTCAGAAGAGTAAGATAGAAAGCGCAACAATTCTACAGGCACAGTATTATGAGGATTATGGTCAAGATGCGGAAATGCTTGGCGGATTTAGCCTTCCTGGTATAAGTATGAGTTTAAAAGATGGGGCAAATACTCCTTCGGGAGTTAGTCCTGCTGCCTATGGATTGTTAAAACAGACTGGATTAATGAGTAGGAGGATATAAATGATTCCTTCAAAACTTCCTAAGCTTCCAAAACTACTTTTTAATCAGGAATGGACGGTAACAATAGACCAAAAACAGATGAGCGAAGATGGCGAGCTCTTGCCAAACTTTACTAAAATAGCTTTCTTTTGGTTTAACGGAAAAACGTCTCAATTTATGAATGCAGAGAAACAGATTATCAGACTTGAAGGAACTTTAACAGCTTTAGGGGACCTGTTTCCCGGAATTGATGTGACAACGGGTATTGCCACTAAAGGATCTTTAAGGTACAAAATATATCGATGCAAAAGGCTACTGAATCCAGATGGTTCAACGTATGCTACCGTATTGGAGTTGATGTAGTTGAGGGTGAAAATATTGATGAATCACATAGCATTACGTAAGCTCTCAAAGGAACAAATAAAAGCTTTAGAGCAAACAGCCGAAGCTGTGAAGACGGATGTTATCGATAAAAATGTTATGCCCTTTGATGTGGGAACGATGCAAAATGAATCAACTACAATAGATGTTAGTAAGTCTTATATGGGCAAAGTATCAATCTCAACCGATACACCTTATGCAAGGAGGTTGTATTTTCATCCCGAATATAATTTCAATAGAAACAAAAACCCTAATGCTCAAGGAAGATGGTATGACCCTTGGATTGAAGGAGAACACAAAGAATTCCCGCTCAAGGCCTTTAGAGAACTTTATAAAAGATTGACAGGGGTGTGATAGCATGACGTTAAAAGAAATCAGGGATTGGTTAAAGCCTCAGATATCATCGGATGTTTTATTTGCTTATATTGGTAAGATAGACAGCTCAAAGGAAAATACAATATGCATCTATGGGAGAGAAGGGGCAAGTGATAAGATTGCTATTGGAGGTTTATCAAATACTTCGACAGCTACAAAAACAATCAGTGTGCTTGTTCAGTGGTCAAAAAACTGTGATGTAGCTGAGCAAAAATCTAAAAACATATATGATATTTTTAATGGCCATAAAGCTGTTATCAATGGTACGGATGTATTTTTTATGATGAAAAATGATGAACCCATTTATTTAGGTGTCAATGCTAATGATATATATGAGTATGTCATTAATTTAAAATTAGTTTATAAGAAAGGGTGATTAGATGGCAGTTATATTAGTTAATGGCTCACTGGGTGTCGCTGGTGCATCCAGTATTACGGGTCTTACGAGTGGAAAGAAGTATAAAGTAACAACAGGCGGTTTTGTTTACCCTGTTACAGCAGGAGGGCTTCTTGGGACGCCTGGCTCAAGTGTCGCTTATGGTGATTTATCCGCATTATCAGGAACAAGTATCACGTCATTAACAGATGGAGAGGCGTATCTGGTTCAGGAAGTGACAGCTGCTAATGCAACGGGTGTAAATCCTGTTCATGAGATTACATTTGGAGTTAGTTTGACAGGAAGATCTACTCCAAGCAGTACCGTTGTGAAAGATGCGGAAAGTCTTTCAATCAGCATTGATGGAAATGTTGAAGAATGGAATGCTATGGATCAAGGAGGTTGGATGAGAAGGCTAATGACTGCAAAATCATTAAGCGTTTCGATGGGTGGCAAGAGAAATTATGGCGATCCTGGAAATGATTATGTTGCAGGATTGGCTTGGAAAACGGGGCAGGATTGTAATTCTGTGTTTTTTATCAATTTTCCGAATGGTGATACTTTGCAATTTGATTGTGTAATAAATGTCACCGAAATGGCGGGTGATTCTACGGCTATCGATGCCTTAGAATGGGAAGCCTTGAGTGATGGGATGCCAGTTTATACAGAGGCATAAAACAGGGGCAGGCTAGACACCTGCTCCATAATTATTTGTTAGGAGGATAGCATGTCAAATATGATCGATATTTCTAAAAAAATAACTAATGCATTACCGATGGTACGTATAACGGATGAATTGGTAGCAACCGTAAATAACCGCAAAAGTACAATTTTAAATATGCAGCTAATGGTTAAAGAATCACAGAAAAAGCCGAAAAAAAACGATGATGATTATGACGAATTGGCCTTTATGGAGAAGGTGTTGGATATGCTTTTAGGTAAAAAAACAGTTGATGAGATCAATAAAATGGATCTCCCTCTTCCGGAATACAAGACGGTTTTCCAAGCTGTTATGGCAGCAGCTTTGGGACAAAGTCTTGAGGAGGTGGAAAAGGAAAGCAAATCCTTTCGGTAATGAAAGCTATTATGATTTATTTGATGATATAAGCAATGAAGATGACTTGTCATGGGCTGAATTTTGTAGCCTTTTATCAGGCGTTATGCCTGATACACCACTTGGCAGTATCGTATCGATTAGAGCAGAAAAAGATGCGAAGGTTATCAAAAAATTCACTAAGGAACAAAAGAGAATTAGAAATGAGTGGTTGCTAAAACGAAATAAAAAGCTCAAAGAAAATCCTGCAGAGTATCAAAAATATATGGAGAATTTTCAGTCGTGGTGCAAAGCTTCTTTTAGTAAAAGATAAATCGGAAAGGAGGGGTTTTCGTGAGTGTTAATGTAGGTCAGATTGATTTAGGTCTTGATATTAATAAGAATTATTTTGACAAGCAATTAAAAGGGATAGCTGGAGGAGCAGAAAAAAACGTTACTAAGCTTTTTGGGGTATTAGGTAAAGCTTTAGGCTTGAGTATAGGTTTTGCAGCTGTAGCTAGCTTTACGAAGTCATCACTTGGTCTTGGAAGTGCTTTGACAGAAGTCCAAAATGTTGTTGATACAGTATTTCCTGAAATGAATGAACAGGTCAATGGTTTTGCTTATAATGCAATGGAGCAATTTGGTTTATCTGAGACCATCGCAAAAAAATATACGGGTACACTGGGAGCCATGTCAAAGGCAATGGGTTTTGCGGAAGGACAGGCTTACAATATGGCGACTTCTGTGGCGGGATTATCAGGTGATGTGGCTTCATTTTTTAATATGTCTTCAGATGAAGCTTATGGAAAACTTAAGTCCATTTGGACAGGGGAGACAGAATCACTTAAAGATTTAGGTATTATCATGACGCAAGCGAATTTAGACCAGTATGCTTTGAACGAAGGATTTGGTAAAACGACTAAGTCGATGACAGAACAAGAAAAGACTATGTTGAGATATAAGTATGTGTTGTCTGGATTATCTGATGCTTCTGGTGATTTTGCAAAAACGAGTGATTCTTGGGCCAATCAAACTAGGGTTCTAGGCCTTAGATTCGAGGCTTTACAAGCAACTATTGGGCAGGGGTTTATTTTGGTATTTAAGCCAATTGTTCGAGGGTTGAATTTGCTGATTTCAAAACTTCAAATTGGAGCTGAATATTTTAAAGCTTTTATTTCTTTGATATATGGGACTCGACAAGGAAGTAATGAAGCAACAAAAAGCAATAAAGCACTAGTATCTTCAACTGAAGACACAGGTGAGGCTGTAAAAACCGCTAGTAAAGCTATCAAGGGCTCGTTGTCTTCGTTAGATGAGCTTAATGTGCTTACTCAAGATACAGCAGAGGGTATGGAAGCTACTACAGGGGCATCGTCTCTTATGGATGACTTTGATATTGGCAGTGACGGGATGAGTGCGGCTGTAAATTTGGAACCTATTCAAAGCTTTTATGATAGTGCATTAGCTATTTTTAATACCTTGTATCAAAAAGTTAAGTTGGTTTTTGATACCATTTGGTCTCAAGCTATTGCTCCTGCTATGCATTTTGTTAAAAGTATCGTATTAGATGCACTGACAATCATTAATAACTGGTGGGATAAGTGGGGAAAAGCTATCATGACCAAGGTTTCTGATTTCATTAATCATGTTGTAGGATTATTTAAAATGTTTTGGGACAGTTTATTACTGCCTGTAATCCAAGGTGGTCTAAAGATGTTTAAGTGGCTTTGGGATGAGCATATGAAAGGTTATATTGAAATATTCCTTGAATTTGTAGGTAAATTAATTACAGGCGCATTGGATATTTGGAATGGTTTTATTTTGCCTTTGGCAGGATGGATGATTAAGACATTTGGACCTGTTTTAGCGAACACGTTACAATATGTCATGGATGTATTTGGTACATTATTGGGGATTGTTCTTGATGTGGCTAGTGGATTACTTAAAAGCCTTGGTGGTGTCATTGATTTTCTTGTTGGGGTATTCACAGGAGATTGGGAAAAAGCTCTAAATGGTATTAGTGCTGTTTTTGAAGGCGTATTTATGGGTCTTGAAGGGATAGCCAAAGGAGCGGTCAATCTTGTTATTGATGCGCTTAATTGGATGATTAGAAAAATTAATGGTATCAAAATTGATGTGCCTGAATGGGTTTCGGACACATTTGGAATGGGAGATATTGGATTTAACATCAGACAAATACCAAAATTAGCTAATGGTGGCTTGGTATCTGCGCCTACGCTGGCAATGGTAGGTGATAATAAAAACGCATCTACTGACCCGGAAGTAATTGCTCCTCTTTCAAAACTTGAAGGAATTTTAGATAATTCTGGCAACCAGAAGGTAGTTGATGCAATCATGATGCTTATAGAAGTGATGGAAAACAAAGAATTTTTGGTTGATCTAGACGGTGAAACGATTTATAAAAATCAAGAAAAAGTTAAGCGGAATCGTGGCGTCAACCTTGGTCTGGGGGCTTTTGCAAGATGAGTGTAACGAATGGATTTATCAAAATAAATAACAAGATTTTACCTTATCCAGACAATAATGTCATTTTTCACCGTCAGCAGTTTGTAGATAGCTCTAGAAATGCTTTGGGGCAAGTTGTGGCTCAAAAAATAAATAGAAGAATATATAAAATAGAGGCCTTGACTTGGAAGCACTTAACGGCTGAACAATGGCGTGAAATTTTGGTTGAAATAGAGAAATTTACAGGAACATTGACTTTTTGGAATAATTTATCAGGTGCTTTTGAAACGATTGAAGTTTATTGGGGAGATGCCAGTGAAGAAGTATTTAGAATAAATCCAGAAACAGGAGAAGTATTGGAGTACTTGAATTGTAAATGTAACATTATTGATATGGGCTATTAGCCTGAGTGAGTATATTCGTGGAGGTAGACCGTGTTTTCTGTAAGCAGTAGTTATCGAACACAATTTGATCGAGATGTCAGAAATCCAAGTCATGTCAGACTTAATTTTCAATTATATGATCCGGATGTTGAAGGAAATTATTCTATTACGGGAGATGAAGCCTATTATTCAGATGTTGTGCAAATAACAGATGAAAGTGTTGCGGATATCCCTTATGTATATGCAACACTTGAAAAGAATATGTTTTTTTTAGATGGTGACGTGAAGCTTATGCCAGAGATTGACGATTCTACAATATACCAAGGATACGTTAGTAATGATGTAAGCGATGTATCTTCGGTGTTTCAATTGCCACCCTCTTTAGAAATTTCTTTTGTTGGGTATTTTGAGTTTGTAGGGTTAACTTATGCTTTTGACAATGTCAATGGCGATTATCCTTCATCCTTAAGGATTAAGGCTTTTGAAGATGACACTGAAGTGTTTAATGAAATCATTTATCCAGATAGCTGGTCTTATTCTATTATCAGTGCTATTCCACTGTGCAACAGGATAACTTTTGAATTTTTAACTTCAAATTTACCCGAGAGAAGAGTAAGGTTATCTTATTTGATTTTGGGCATCAATGAGTGGTTGTATGACGCCGATTTGTATATGATTGAGTATAAAAAAATAGTGGATCCATTGTCTGCTAAATTGCCGGTTCAAGATTTTAATTTTACTTTTTTTGACTTGAGTAGTAAGTATGACCCTGATAATCCAAGTGGTTTGTATGGTTATCTTGAAAAAGGGCAGCCTGTCACTTTTGACTTTGGCTATGAATTGGATGATGGAACAATTGAATGGGTTACCGGGGGTAGAAATTATTCAACAGGCGAAGTAAAGGTTGAATCGCAAGGAAGGATTCCAAAAGTGACGTTTAATACATCTAGTGTGCTTGGTTATTTGACTCAAACCTATACTAATGGCGTGTACTGCCCGGCAGGAAAAACATTGCTTCAACTCGCAACTGAAGTGATGTCTTTTGCAGGTCTTCCTTCACATCCTTCTGGCGGTGATATGTATGAATTCGATTCATCTCTTTCGAGCTATTCAACGACTTTGCCATTACCTGTATTATCCATAAGAGATTGTTTGCAATTAATCGCAAACGCTGGCATGTGCATCTTAGATGTAAGTCGACAAGGGAAAATAACTATTTCGCCAATTAATTCAGTAGCTAACGATTTCACTTTGGATTTGACGAAAAGTAAAAGTATCCCAAAGGTTGAGAAGTATCCCGTGCTTCGAAAAGTGATGACTTCGTATTTCATTCCATCTATTGGTTCTTCAGAGGTTTTGATATCTCAGGATGTCTCTGTGGCAACACCTACTTTGTTTTTGTTTGATTATGATGCCTCGTATAACCAGTCGTTAAGCGTTAGCTCAGGTGTGACCATTGAGGATACACCTCAATACTTTGCCAAAAGATGTGAAGTAACGCTATCTGGTACGGGCACAATCACTATTTATGGTCAAAAATTATCGGTGAGTGAAAATTTTGTAACGGTTAATTATAACGTCAACGGAGAAGATTGCCCGATTAAAAACGATTTAATCGTAACATTGGATCACGCGACTGATTATGCTGAATGGGTAGGGAATATTGTTAATTTGTCTAATGTTTATAACGTTGACAATAGAGGTTTTCCGGAATTAGATCCGACTGATGTGTTATATTTAGAGACGCTTTATAGTGAAAAACTGAAAGTTATATTGCTTGAGAATATAATTAAATATAATGGTGCATTGAGTGGAAAGAGTAAATTTTTAATTGGGATGTAGGTGATGATATGAGTATTGCTGGATATAGTTACAAGAGGAAAATTACGATAGATAGTTCAAAAATAGACGAAAATCTTACGAACTATCCAGTCTTAGTCAAGATTTATAATGATTCAGCTGCTAACGATTGGAGTTCTGCGACTTCTTACTCTGTAGATACTGTGGTTATTTATAACGAGGCTTACTATTCATGTGTGGTGGCACATAGTAATAAGGAGCCTAAGCTTGCCTCTGAATGGCAGGATTATTGGATTTATTTAGGGGAACACCACGATTTTTCTTTGACTCAAGCTAGTGGTTATGATTTTAGATTTACTGATGATGAAGCAACTTTGCTTGATTTTGAGATAGTACAATTGGAAACGGGAGCATCTCCTTATGCAATAGTTTTTTATGTTAAAGTACCCAGTATTTCTAGTACCGTGGATACAGATTTGTATCTTTTTTATGGGAATCCTGATGAGGATTCAGATGGTCAAAATAAGACGGGTGTTTGGAGTGAAGGCTATGTAGGCGTTTGGAATTTTAAAAATGATGTTTTAGATAGCACTGCATATGCTAATGATGGTACCAATTATGGCGTTAGTTTTAGTACAGGACTTAATGGTATTGCTGCCTATTTTGATGGTGTATCGGATTATGTATTAATGCCTAACGACAGCTCACTTAAACCTACCAGTGAGATCAGTGTTATGGTTTTGACTAAACCAGGTGCTACACAGCAGAGCTGGGCTAAGCTTTTATGGTTTGGACAGAACAATGCTTCTCCTTGGGGTCCTTATGGCTTTCAATTTAATGATGCTTCTGATGTAGAACTGATTGGGCACCTTTCAGTTTCTGGTGTTTCTCAAAATTTGTCTAGTACATTAACCGTGTCTAAATATAATCTTGTGCATATGATTTATGATGGCTCAAGTGCAAAACAATATTTAAACGGGTTACTTGATGATGAAATTACAGGATTAAGCGGGAGTGTTGATAACTACGACACGACCAATGGATTGGGCATAGGGGATAAATATGATGCAGGATTGCAAGAGTATTTAGGAGATGTCAATACTGTAAGAATTTCAAATGTAGCTCGCTCTAGTGCTTGGATAAAGGCGGACCAATATAGTCTTCAGTTGTGGAATCTGTTGACGATAGCTAGTCAGCAATCAGCCATAAGTGTGGTATCATTGGTCACATCAAATGATGGATTGGATATTCCTATAACGACTGCTGTAGAAAATGATTATTCTGGGAGTGAAATCGAGGCACTTTTAGGTTTATCAACCAGTGCTTATGCCAAGCTTTCAGATGGTTCTTATGAAGCTGTAACAATCACGTGGACGTTTGATGATCCGCTTGGCTTCATGAAAATAGGTACCAATAATGTCGGTGGAAATGTTTCACCAAATCCTCTCCTTGCTGGAATCTCTGTCGATGAATTAAGTGGAACGGTTACGATTAATAAAAAATGGATAAATCCTATTTACAACCGATTATATTATGATGTTATTAACAAAACAGATATCGCTTTTCTCAATGCTGCTGATGTCAATCGCATTGAAATGAATACTTTTTATATTTCTGAATTATTGAATTTGTATCCAATTACCTACAGTAATGAACTGATTGGCATTAAAACGTATTGGACTTCAAAAGATTTTATTTATCTCAGTGATTTGGAACGATTGCTTTCAAATATTAATCTTTTAATTTCAGCGT